GTTGTTCTATCCACTGAACTATGGGCGTAAAAAAACCCCTCATAAAGAGGGGTTCGTAGCACTACTAATAACTCTTAAGCTTCCGCTGCTAACTTAGCAAAGTAACTCATCGTATCATCAGTATCAGATTCAACCTTAGCTGCTGGAGCTGTGAAAGCTTCCTGAGTACGATTCTCTTGATCAACCGCAACATCTTCATCCATATGATCAACTTCATTACGTGTCATAAGCTCTTCACCTAACACTCGAGTCAACTTAAGATTAAGTTCACTGTAAGATTTAAATGTAGATACATCAGTAAACTCTTTAAGAGAATACTGTTTGTTGTATGCAGCTTCCATAACTGAATCATCTGTATTCAATGCTTCAACAGCACCAAAGGCTGAACGATCATAGTTACGAAAACCTGCTACTTGAGAGATCTTCATTTTAAAGTTAGAACCTTTCCATAAATCGAATGGATTCACCGGAGATTCATCTTCATACTTAGGTTGCATAGAGTCCATGATCTTCTCAAAGATCTTAGCACCGTAAGTATATAACATTACCTTACCTTCGTTCTCACGATTTTCAGGATCAGAAACTACATAGATGTTTGACACATAGTGTAAACGACGCTTACGTCTACGAGCCGTATCTTTATCAGCTTCAATACCGGTATTCCACAGTTTTGAATTCATTTCAGATACAGGATCATCCTTATTAATTGTAGTAAGTGATTTCTCAACATACCACTGACCAGTTGGTCCTTGAAAGAAGTGATCCCAGTATTTTGCCCAAGGTAATTCATCACCTTCGACTGTAGGTAAAAAACGAATAACAGCATAACCGTTACCTGCTTTATCTACTGAGGGTTTCCACATACGGTCGTCGCCGAATGATTTCTTTTCTTTAGTGCTGCCAGCCGCACCTACTAGTGAACTCATATCACTAGCTTTCGCTTTTAAGTCTGCAAAAGACATATTTTACTCTCCATTAAAAATTAGTATAAATTTGTATTACTTTGTATCAGTATATATTATATCATGTTTATGACAAATGTACATACCTTATTTAAAAATATCTACAATAATGTTTTTCATTTTATTGTCATCAATCTTTAAGAAAGACTGAAACTTAGATATCTTCTTAAACAAATCAGGCCACAATATAGTATCTGTGATCTGTTCGTTCGCCTTACTAATAAACCCAGTCAAGCGATTTATTATACACAATGTCTCGAGAGACACCGTACCTTCAAGATGAAGCTGGACAATTCTTGGATATGTATCTTCTATAGCCAAGAGTTCATCAAACTTTACATCTGAAATTTCTTCTAATTCATTTCGAAACACATAAGACATACTATCTATCTTCTTCAAGAATGCTGTATATGTATCTTCGTCACGTATCATATCACTACTATACTTATTGCCAGCAACTTGATGTGCGGCAAAGTACAAAGTAATATCATCACGAGTTTTAAAACGTTTACCTATCTTAGATAATTGGAATTTATCAGGCCTCTTCCAGTATGTTTTCTCAGTTACATTTGTTTTAAAATTATACTTAAAACAATCGTAACTTCCGTTGAAATGCAGATTAACTGCGTTGTGTAATTGAAATGCTTCATATCCTGTCATCCTCATATAGGCAACATATGTGTAGGGTTGCCACCGATTAATAGGTTAAGCTGCTTTGCTTCATGCTCCACGTGCTCTATAATCTTCTTTGAGATAAGTTTCTTACTGTCCCTAAGATCGATTTCGTTGCTCTCACACACGTTTATAATAGCATCTATATAGTTTGTATCTTTATGAGTACGAACAAATGTTTCAACTAAACCTGAAAATGATTTTTTGTTTATGTCATCCATTATTTTTGTACTCCGTCTGCGTCATACGCGGGTGATAAAGTTTTCCAATGCATTGTCTTCTCTTCATTCTCACCATAGAAATCTAGAGACCATACACCTTCACGTAGGTATGTTTCACAATGGTTCTTATAGATCCTTGCTGATTCATACTTGGCTTGAGCACCTCTCTCATTACGATGAATTGCTTGACGTAATGCAGATAGTTTCTCCTTAGTGGCTTTAATATATAGCTTCACGTTAACCATTGATAGACCATGATCTTCTTCTAACGCTAGTACATTAGGTGCAATGTTCTTATATGTCGTGGGCTTTTTAGCTGCTCTAGCCTTCGCTAAGTTAGCTGCAGCGGCCGCACGTTGCTCATCACTCATCTTACGTCTTGCCATAATATATTCCTATTATTTAAATTGATACATCTATTATAACATAGTATTGTATCAATGTACATACTAACCTTTATATATTTTTAGTATTTGTCCTTCAAATGCTTCAACCTTATCTACTCGATTAGGCCATTTAATATATTCTTTCTCAGGGTTAGCCTTAAGATTATTTAGTAGTGGCGTGATTGCGTTATATAATTTGTCAAGCTTGTCTTGTGTGTTAGTTGCACTTGCTGTTGATGTTGCAACTTCTTTTGCAACGTCTAGCTCTGCTTCATCTACAAGTGTAAAGCCGAAATCGAATTCTGCCATGTTATCCCTCTGTTAATAGTTTGATACCAAGTGCCCAGTTCTCTGCCGCATCTTCCACATAGCCTAAAGCTTTGTATGGAAAATCTTCTTGCATAAGTCTAACGCCATTAGGATCTTTATACGTAATTGAAAAGAACGATCGCTCACCATCCATTCCTGTTACTATTTGATATACCTTAGCTACACTACCATCGTCCTTGTAGTACTCGCTCATTAATTTTGTATTGTTCATAGTCTCTCCAATAAAATAAGTTGGGGGCCCAGAAGACCCCCTGAAGTTTAGAAAGCTAAAGTTGCTTTCAGAGTAGTTACACCATCAGCGCTTCCTACTTGTTCCCATTCACCAGTCCAAATACCACGTGTCAAACTAAATCCTTTAGTTGTAACACCAGCACCCGTCTTACCCATAGTGCCTTTAACAGTACCTAAACCAACTAATGCTTTTGATACAGAACCTTCATTCTCTGAAGTTCCATCTGCATTTGAATCATGATTAGCGCTAAGCGTTAATCCAGCAACAGTAGTACTTACTGTTACGTCAATATTATTACCTGCAGTTACTTTGTTATATACAACTGTAGTGGATAAACCACCTGCAGCGAAAGTACCTGTTGTCTCACGTGTTGATGATGTAACATCAGTCATAGCAACTGCAATACCACCAATTGTTCCACTTGCATCAATCGTTGTGTTACCACCAGAGATCTGATTAAGACCTAATGTGATTGCACCCGCTTTCATTGTTACACCTAGAACAGTTGAATCTGGATCATCACCAGACTTATCACCTAACGTAAATGTTAGAGGACCTGTTGTAGTTTCAACATACATATCATCTACCGCAAAGTCTTTATCAAGAACAACTGTGATAGCTGAATTTCCTGATGTTCCCTTCATAGTAGTATGTATGTCTTGAGTATAAGCACCGTGTGAATCTAGTGTTCCCTCATATAACCCTGATAAGCTAATACCTGCAAACGTAGTTGCGGATACTGCCATTGCCGCCGTCGCGACTAGTAGTTTTTTAAACATATTTTTCCTTTTATTATTTTTATAAAAATATATCTTTTTTTAAGTAGTGATACTAAAAACTACTGAGAACTATTTATATATTTTTTATATAACATTTCCTCTTTTTCGTAAGCTTCATTTTCATCAAGCTCACGGTTTTCGTGTAATTGTTGAACGTGTACCATCTCATGGCATACGGTTATGATAGATTCTTTAAATCCCAAATGTGTGTCAATTTCAATATCGTATTCATCATCTTCAGCTGAGTCTGTTGTCCAGCCTTTAACATTGTCTTCGCTTAGATCTTCTGTTTCTAATGATACAAGAATTTCATCAGGAATGTTTAATTCCTTTTTACAAAATATTACAACATCTTCTAATAATGCCATACAGCACCTCCATCTTTATTTCCGACTCATACCACACGGCGGATCTAAGACTTCCTTTAACTCTTTAACGATAGCTTTACATTCCTGAGCACCAGTACTTATGTCATACCTTTGATACCATTGCCCCATCATTCCAATCTGCTGTAGCTTTGCTTCCAGCAGTTCTAACCGTTCTGTCGTTGACATGAAAGATCCTATAGTGATATAGGCTTATTTATACAAATATTTAACTGTAAAACCGGTCATATTGCACCGCTAAAGATTCATAATTCATATATGAATCACCATATCCAGATAGATAATCTTTATGATATTTCTCTATAGCAGCATTACCTTTACAAGATTCAGGCAACACTTGAGGATTTTCACCAGAAGTATTAGCTACCCAACCCGCAACATAGAACCTGTTCTTAGATCTTAAATGCGCAATTTCTTCCTTTGTACCTGCTTCAACTATGTTACTCATAATATAATTATCCTTATTTTTTAGTAAAAATCTTGTCGACGAAAACTCCACAACCTACCGCAACTACCACAGCAATATACGGGTTAGTGGTAAATACAGCCACTCCAACAAAACCAATTAAACCACCGGCTGTAAACCTCAATAGAGGATATGCAAATCCGATGTAACCTTTATTCTTTCTCATCACACTTCACCTGTAATAATTTCGTAAACATCTTTCCAAGTTTTAGCACGATCACAGTCATAGGTATTGTTTTTATTCCAAGAGTGATCAATAAGAATTCCTCTTAGACCTACCTTGTTACCCATCTCAATGTTCGCTGCTTTATCTTCTAACCACCAACAGTCAGTATTTTCCCACTCTTTCAGAGCGTCGTCTTTGTCCTGGCCAGTATTTAGAATAGTAAAACCATCCCACATAGTAGTACCGAAAACGTTTCTTAAGTTCTCTTTACGATACTCTTGAGCAAGTCTACAGTTAGTCTGTGAAGTAATAACATGGAAAATGTATCCATGCTCTTCATGCAACTTACGAACATACTTAATAGCATCACGTAAAGGAGATAAAGTTTTCATCTCTTCAGACCTGTTAAACTTGTTAACAAACCTTGAACCAGTTTGTTGTGCAACGCCAATAGCTTTTGCTACATTGTAATGATCGCTAAGACGCTCATAACCTTCAGTTGCTTTTAGCCACTTATAGAAATGGTATTCCCAATCTAATAGTACACCATCACAATCTGTTAAGATTAATTTTTCACTTAAATCACGTAGCATAGACACTCCTTCGTGCAACAACCTCATCATAACGATCCATGGTATCCCATGCTTCTTTTGGTAACTCAGCATATGTACAACCAAAGCCTTTTTCTAAATCAGGCAATTTCATTGTATCAGGATCTAAGAAAGGATGAAAGCCTGTGGCATCAAGCCATAGTTGACAAGAGCGAAGACGAATGCCTTCTAAGTTATCAGTAGTTTTGCGTTTGCTTTTCTTTATCCAATTCATAGTAGTATACCACTCCATACATAAACATTAATAATTATTAGGGCCGTTACGATAATATTCTTTACTGTCATTACGACTCCTCCTTCTTTTTAGTGGGGCCCATAACTGGACGCCCCTT